TTTTTGTTTATTCTGCTACAAGAATTTCTGCAAGAGATTCATCCAGTTTATATACCGCGTCCCATAGCGCATTACAAAAATCATTGAATTCCTTCATAGCGGGAGGGTTCCCTCTAAGTTTGTAAATATGTCGCCATTCTCGCATATTACCTGTAACAAGCATTTTTGTTGGAGTACATTCGGGCAATAGGTATTTAGCTGTATCATTCCCGTGCTTTTCTTGAATCTTTTTTACAAGCTGGGTTCCTTTATACAACCAATCCAATACTTCTGCATCTTGTTCAATAGCTTCAGGAAGTATGAACCCAATAGGATTCTTAATGATGGATTTAAGTGACCATCGTGTACTTTGTACGGAAAAGGAAAGCAACCTATGCCGTGCAAATTGCTGAAGAAGGGCCCTCGATATGTTAGATACTTCCACGACGAGGACAATGTGTTCTATCACACTTTCATGACCGTCTTTGATTCGTTTAAGGATATACTTTTTTGCTGTTTCCGTATCATACCCATCTTCTTTCCAGAATACAATTAGGTCTTCATACTCATCAGTTATTGCAGGAAAAGCCTCTTGATTCACACAAATCTTAGATCCATGTAAAGCATTCTGTAAAACAGTGGCATCTAGCACTTTTACAGTCACAGGAAACTCTCTCATAAAATCATCACTCCTCTTACGTAAATACATACGCATCCTTGGCGAATCCTTGCGTCAGGATCGCATTCTTTTAGAAAAGAGATATAGAATCATGTCTAAACTGTTTTTTATTGCAGGAAAGCGTATTATCCGTCAGAATGACGTGCGCCCATCCTGCTATGTTAAATCCGAATAAGCACCCGACGCAAAACAAGAGGAAGCTATGCATATCAAATCTCCTATTGTTCCAGAGTTTTCTATAATATGGTCAAAACAGAATCCATCTAATTCCGTTTCTGACGGATGATTCTTCTGTTCTTCTGTAAGACCATTATCATAGTTAGGACGTTCGATACGAACCGTAATCACTTTGTATCCATTCTTTTTTCCCCATTGTCGCATAATCTGGATCTCATTCAAATACCGGCAGTCTGTTATTGCTATTTGATTTGGATAACTGTTAGTCTCCAGCATACGACAGACAAGATTCACCCAAGTATCTCGATTGTATTCCCTTACGGTAGAAGCAAGATCCTGTAGAAATTTACGACCTCGTTCATCTTTGTGCCCATTCCAACCCAACTTGATAGCAAAATCCTTAAGCTGACCAGCAAAGGAATATTTATTGTATCCATCTAATCCTAACGCAAATGTATCTTTACCGGCTCTAGCTTTACCAGATATAAGAATGATCGTTTTATTCATCCGAAGTATCACCTTTTTCTACAGAAGGTAAGGGTTCATTCGTTTGTGCTGGACTAAAACATTTAGCCAATGTGTATAGTCCATCTTCTTCTGCTACTTGCCGCATAATTTCCCGCAATTTCTGAGGCATGATTCTTGCCATGCTGATTACCTCGCTTTCGTTAACAATGTTGGGATATGTACTTTAATTTTTCTTCTACCCCACCGTAGCGCCTCTTGCCGAGTATGGAAACAAATATCTATCTTGTTTCCAGTTATTCTTTTTCCTCTATCATCTACCCTGCGCCATCCAATGCCTTGCAAATGTACCCATGTACCAAATGGAATATGTTTTGGTGCGGCTATTGTGATACCTGGTGTTGTGCGTTTACCACTAGCTGTTACTGTAGGATCTCCAGAATAACACATACCTTTAATTGCTTTAGGATCTAATGGAGCGTATCCTGTGGCAACCATTTCAATTGTCTTAGATAAAGGATACGAAAAAACGGGATGTGCTGAAAGCAACATCCCGAAACCAAACATCATACTACCGAGGAGGAGGATCTTCTTTAACGACATCATTCAAAAACTGGGTCATTTTTCGACCTACCCAAATGTACATTACGATAAGAATAATAATGTACAATCCGATAAGTGTGCCGATAACTGTCAACAACCAAAATATCCACATAGGTAGATATATTGTCATATCAGACACCTGTACTTCCAAAACCACCTGCACCTCTATCAGTATCCGTTAGGGAATTTACGCACTCATTAAGCGCATGAACTACTGGAACCACAACGGCTTGGGCGATTCTGTCACCATGCTCAATAATAATGTCTGGATCAGTTGCCCATCCCGCATGTTCAATCAATACCTTTATTTCACCGCGGTAATCAGAATCAATAGTGCCTGGGGCGTTTGGAATCCTTAGTTTTGTAGTAAATGACAGTCCTGATCTTGGGCGTATTTGCATTTCACAGCCTTCAGGTATTTCTACTGCAAGTCCTGTGGGAATAGCTTTAATCTGCCCAGGTTTTATCGTTATATTCCCGTCAGGGTACATGAAAGGATCTGCTAGACATGCTTTTAGATCCATCCCGCTTGCTCCTACAGACATATACTTAGGTAAAGTAGCTTCAGGGTCAAGCAGTTTCCACTTCAGGATAACAGTCATTATACTCCTCCTTATCGAATCTGGAATGTTTTTGTAAATCCGTTTCTACTTTTGCACCATCCTACTAGCCAATAACAAAATGGCGTATCAATCAATGCGAGCAATATTTTAACAACCCACTGGCTCATTATCATGGAAAATAAAACAGGCATGGGCATAATTCCATAAAATGCAATAACGATAAAGATTACCGTATCGAAAAACTGGCTAGATATGGTACCTACGTTATTTCTAAGCCACAAATGTTTTCCATGTGTTAAATCCTTTAGCTTATGAAATACCCATACATCATTCAGCTGGCTGACAATATAAGCAGTCAATGAAGCTCCAGTAATCCTACCAACTCTTCCAAATAGTTCTGCAAAGAATTCCTGCCTCTCATATAAAGGAGCGGCGGGAAGCATGACAGCGATAAACCCTAGTGTCATAGCAAGCAGACTGCAAAAGAATCCCGCCCACACAACCCTTGTCACTACTTTCTTACCCCACATTTCTCCAATCACATCAGTCATAAGAAAAGTAATTGGGTATGCGATAACACCTGCTGGTAGAATGAAATCTCCAAACATAAACAGTTTTGTTGCCAATACGTTTGCAGTTACCAACGAGGTCACAAATACTGCAACCAGTGTGATGAATGTTCTTGGAATCTTGAGTTCCATGCTGATAACCCTCCCTTAGATTAAGGTACTTCGTCTTTTTCTGTTCTGTATCTGAAATACTTTATCAGCCGATTCAATCAAGGCGTCAGAATGCGTAATCATTATGATTTGCAACCCTAACTTGTCTGATACCTGTTTTAGCATCTCACTTGCTTTAGGTAGCAATCCTTCAGAAAGATTCTTGAATGGTTCATCCAGTAACAGCACATTCCGAGTTTTTGGCCGTTGCATAGACCATGATGCAACCCTAAGCGCAAAACTAGCTACATCTACTGCACCACCTCCAGACGCTGATAAAGGATCTATCACTTGCTTTCCTCGTTGAAACATCAGATCACATTCAGTCTTACCTCTCCTTTGCACAAATTCTACTATCATTTCGTATGGATCATCAAATACAGAATCAAGTGCCATCGAAACCGTATCTGCTATATGGTACTGCAACGATTGTTGTGTTTTCAATCCTACTTCCTTTACTACCGCTATCGCTTGTTCGTGCTTTCTTATTTCTCGGTGTGTTTCTGCTAATCCTTGTTTGGCAGTTTCTAAAGACTGTTCAAGCTGTTCTTTCTGCCCTTTCAATCGTTCAAGCTGGATTCGCAGTTTCCTGATTTCATTCTTCATCATTTGAATATGACTGTGCTATTTCTTCAAGAAGCGAATCCAGTTTAGAGGAAACAGTATCCAAATTACTCTGGATTTTTGCAAGAGTTTTTTCCGCTTCTTCTAAATCCTTACAACCCCATTTTTCCGCTAGTTCTTTTAACATATAGTCTTTCTTGCCTTTTAATTCAGCTATTTTTGCTTTACCGTCTTCAATCTTCTTCTTTAGTGCAAATAGTTCCTTTTCTGTCAGTTTAGAGGAGCGAATTGCCATCTTTATCACATCCATTCATATAGTTTTGGTACCGCCTACAATGGTCCTTTTTAACACAAGTATGGAAGCATACTTGAGCCGCAACCATACATTCTCTTGCAGTACACCACAAGCATTCTGTTTCATGCAAAGCAGCCAATTCCTCGAATCGTTTCATTCTGTTTCTGCTCAATACTTTAGGTTTTTCCCCGAATACCCACTGTCGAATCATAGGAGGATTAATTGTACCGTTTACGGGAACTTCAACAATTCCTTTAGGTTTTTTTAGGAATTTACAAGTTTTCCTCTTAGCATACTTTTTCATAGCACTTCACCATCCATCGCTTTATGGATAAGTGATATAACTGATTTTCTTAGTTTATTGGTTGAAAGAAATTCCCTTAGATTGTCCTCGAATGACAACGACACATTCCAGTCCTCCTTCAGGCGTGATATAAATGCTTCCATCCGCATATCTCTTTCTGCCTTTATCTCAAGATGTTCCTTTGTAATCACATCTGTCTTTATTGGTAAATATTCTGCGGTTACACTATTTGTTTCAGCAAACCATAAATACACCCTAGGTTTGTGTTCCGCCTGATCCGCAGTTTGTCTTGTGATAGATCCAGGATTTACTAGCAATCTATCTTTATATTTTACCACAAAAGGTGTATGATTGTCACCTGTCAATATTAATTTATACTTGGAAAATTTTCTAAGTATTTGCTCCGCAGTAGGATCTGTACATCCTGGCCATGGTTTATTGCCTGTATATGTAAACTTGTGCCATACAGCAACATTTTCAAATGCACTACCTGATAGTAGTTCTGAAATAGCCTCATTGGGTTTTTCTTCCCCCCAATGCCCATTTCTTAAAACTGTAATGTTATGTGCTGTACTTAAAGTATGCATCCCAGACCGTTGTGCAAGTTCCATATTATGTTGTGGCAAATCGTGATTCCCGTATACCGTTAAAAAAGCAGGACCATTTTTGAATTCAGAAAACTGGTTGAAAAATGATATTGATGCAGAAAGTAAATAGGGTGATGTTTTCCATGTATGGAATAAATCTCCGGCATGGATAACAGGGCAACCATACTTTCTTTGCAATTCCATAATGTAGTTCGCTTTTATCCATTGGGATTCCCAAAAATCATCAGTACGGCAGATTGGTTGTGTATCTCTCAAATGCCAATCTGCCGTAAGAATTGCCGTCGGTTTCATTTCTTACCTCCTTTTTTACTGCCACATAAAGGACAAGTATCTGGAAATAGCGCATCAAACTCTTCCTGAAGTTTACTAGTTTCTTGCACTATATCATACAGATCCTCATCTGTTTCCTTTATGTTTGTAAAAAGAAGGTATACATCTTTTTTATTATCGTAAAGTGTTCTTAGGTTTTGAAACAATTCAATAGCGTTGTCTACTTGCGTTTCCTTAATAGGAAATGCTTCAAGTTTTTTTAATGCTTGTGATACTGCTTTTATTTCTGAAACAATGTCTGAAGCTCGAAGGAAAGTGTGTTCCAGTTGCGTTTTTTCTTCACGTAAAGTAAAATACTCTGTTACTTTTTTATCCATAGCAAAAAGAGGTTCAAATTCTTCCATTTGTAAATCAACCTCTTCTATGACATCAATAATCCTACTCAATTCCATCAGGTCTTTGTCAAGTTTCTCTATCCTATTTTGAAGTTTCTCCGCACGGATAATTTTCTTTTCCATTTCAGAAATATGATTAAACTTAATAAGGGAATTTTCATATTCCTCTATTTTGCTTTCGTATACCCGTACATCCTGATTTAATTGCCTTTGCCACGATGCGAGTGTTTTCATTGTAGCATCAATAATGTCTAGGTGTGCGATCCTATTAAAATGAGCCGCCACCTCACCTGCACTAGAATCAAGTAAAAAGGGTCGGTCAAACTGCTGTTGCAGATTAACCTCGTCAATATTAAGAATTCGCACAACATCATCGGGAACATCTGTTTTGATAGCAGTCAGCTTGCTACCGTTTATTGTGTACCCATGTCCGTTATCATGTTTCCAACGGGTAATCTCGTTACCAGGTACTTGAATAGTAACAGAAGTATCTCCGCCCCAGTCAGAACGAAAAGCATCTCCTAAGGGTCTATTCCAAATAACCCATCGTAATGCTCTTAGGATAGCAGTCTTGCCGGAGTCTGAAGGGCCAATGATAGCATTGACCCCTGCTTCAAACTCGAATTGGCTTTTCGTATGTGACTGGAAATTTCTTAGCTCCACTCGCTCAATCATAATTATTTACCTTTATTTTTCTGCAAAAGCTGAAAGAATGCTTTTGCGTCCATTATAACGATAGGATCTTTTCTACTTTTTTTCGCAAACAGCAACCATTCTGTCCCTGGAATGATATTGGTTTGCGCTTGCTCTATCCAAGCTGGGATAGACCAATTTTCCTGTGCTTTACACTCAACAGAGTATGGAAATTCTTTCAGCACTTTTGCTTCCATACGCACATCTACACCGTTTTGACCCATGCCTCTAGATTCGATAGGACAATCATGCCCCCAATCAAATCCTGTAAGATTAGATATTTGTTCACAAACCCATTTTTGTAGCCTGCGACCTTTATCCTTAGCAGATGCAACAGATATCCGTTTTTTCATACCAATACCCTGCGTTTCCTATTGGAATCGAATTGTGATTCAACTTCTTCCCATAAATCAATTACAGCATCTTCCAATTTCTTTTCAAGCCCGTCTTCTTCAATCATCCGAATAGATTCTTCTAATGATTTGCCTAGTTTTGTATCTCCAAGCGCATAAACAGTATTACCGCTCATCTTCTTCAGGTATTGCAGATTCTCTCGAATATTATCAATACCATAATCAAAGATTATGGTTAAAGGAGCAGAACGATACGGCTTCCATACAGAATTCTTGTATACTTCCACTTCTGTAGTTACACCAATTACTCGTTCAACTTCTTTCTTATTGATGGTCTTTGTTACCTTGATCTTCTTAGGATTGTTGAACTTCAATCTGGTTGAAGCGTAAAATCCGATTGCGTACCCTCCGGCAGCAGATGTTTTCTCGGCATACGGCGAAGTATCTCCCGAACTGCGAACTTGATTGGAGCATACGACAAGGAACTTTTTTTCCGTAATCACACGACAGGTTTTTCGTAGCTGTTCTGAAAACTCCTTTGCCCTTCTCATTCCCATTTTGTCGCCTTCTTTTCCCTCTAATTCAAGGTTGGTAGAAAGAGCGGCTAGAGAATCTACAAATACTCCGTGCAAATTACCTTCAGGTTCTGGTTCCCATTTTCGTATCGGTTCAAACACTTCAGGTATCGTATCAGGATGATCAATTTCCATTTCTTCCACATCAAGATCGAACATCGTAGCAAATTGCCTATTCAACCTTGCTTCGGGATCACGAAAGAAAATAGAACCACCCTGCCTTTGTATTGCACCTGCTATCTGACATAACACAACTGTTTTACCACTGCCTGATGGGCCAAATGCTTCTACGAGCACTCCACCCGGCAACCCACCACCTCTTACCCTTCCACCTGATATAGCAAGGTCAAGCAACGTAGAACCTGTGGATACTTTGTGTGTAAAATCACCATCGTATTCCTTTTTCTTTGCAGGTGGTTCGCTCATTCTTTGCTTTATCTGGGTAGTTAATTTACTTGGCGTCAGCTTTTTCTTTCTTACTACCATTCTCTATCTCCTCCATGCGTTTGATGATAGCTTCAATCTGGTCTACTGTAAGTTTCTTTTTATTCAGTAGACCACTGGCAGTAATCTTATACCGATCCATTGGTATATTATCAGCCTTAAGGAGTAAGAGCCGTTTTGCAATATCATGTACCATAGTGGGTGCTGATGGAGCTTCTTTACTTAATTCTTTCTCCACTAAATCGCAGATAACATGCGATCTGGACAGACCTTTGTACACCGTATATAGGCTAAACTTGTCGGCAAGGGCAGGGGGAAGATACCCCCCTGCCATCTTGTTCCGATCAAGAAGAGCCTTAGGCTTTTTTTCTACAGGAGCAATCACTTCAGCCTTTTTCTTCTTAATCGTCTTCGCCATAATTAATCCTCCTTAGCATCTATACAATCGTCCCATTTCGCACAATCCTCACATTCATCATATTCTTCACAATCTTTTCCGAATACGTGACCGTGCGGACACTTGTTCTTTCCAGCTTTCTTATTTACCTTTTCTTCTTTCTTTCCCTTTTTAGCAGGTTCTTCTTTCAGTTTCTTTCTACCAGTACCCTCGCAAGGCTTGCAAACCCCACCTTTAGAATTCTTACCAGTACCCTTGCAAGCCACACATTTTTCCTTTTCCGGAATATCTTCCTCTTCTTCCTCTTCTTCCTCTTCTTCTACTTCATCATCATCTTCATCATCGTCCGTATCCTCTTCATCCTCCTCTTCTTCATCTTCGTCATCCGTATCTTCATCCTCATCTTCGTCAGAGGTATCGTCTTCGTCCTCGTCATCCTCGTCAGAAGAATCATCAGCATCGTCTTCATCCTCTTCGTCAGGATCAGCCTCTTTCTTTTTCTTGGATTTCATCATACTACGGACAGAAGTTTCATCTTCTTCTTCGTCATCCTCAGTTTCATACTCGAAGAATTTAGCTTCCAGCTCATTATACGTAAGCACCTGAAGAATCTCATCCAGATTAGGAACATCTTTCAGATCCTTTTCCTTATATGGCTTTTCACGTTCCTCAAAATCAATTCTGGAGGTAGCGGCGTACTTATTCTTACCAAACTGTTCCTCGCTGAAACGAATCTTGAGAGTAAGCCCTTCATCAGGATCAGGGAATACCGCGTTTTCCTCGTTTTCTTCAAGTTCCTCATTCAGCTTATCCTGAAAAAGATACTGCGAAATATCCCAAATATGAGGTTTCTTTTCGTGATCCTTTGAATTCAGAGGCACCACTACGTACAGGTTCCGAAGAGAAGGCTTGAGTGCCTTCAGTTCATCGTCTTCCGCATCTCCATCTTTTACTCGCTTGGCTCGATGTTCGCAGATAGGACATTTCTTACCGAAAGTTGTGAGGCAGACAAAGGTTTCCTTATTTGCCCCAATTCCGCGATGTACTTTATACGGCTTCTTATACCACTGCTCTCCAACAGTAGCAATACCAAGATCCACATTCTTATCCATATGCTTTGGGTCTGTAACAGTATATGGAAGAATGTCGAGTGAAACTCTAGAACCCGGCTCCTCTTTGAATACCCGAATATTTTTAGGCAGATTCAGATATCCGTATTTAGAACCTTGTGCTTTCTGCTGTTTCACATTACCAGCAACTGCCGCCCTGAATTTACTGTTACTGCCCTTTTTTCCAAGTTTAGCCATATTTACTTTTCCTCCTTGTGATTTATAATGTGAATTGGCCCTTCACAATCAGGATCCACACATTCTTTACAACCGATAGTTCGTCTTGCCTGCGTAATATGCTCACAATGCATACAACCCTCTTCAGGGTAGTTTCTGCACTGGAACCAAGGCATGTTTTATTCCTCCTCTTCTTCTTCGTTCTCTCCTGCTTTCTTTTTGAGAAAATCATCAAATGCATTTAACCATGCAGTCATTTGAAGCCTGCTGAAAAGATATACAAAGAATGGTACGATAAATGCACAAAGGACGCTGATAATAAGGATTTGGATAAATGACACTATGATTTCCTCGCTTTCTTTTTCTTCACCATAGAAGCGGCAACGGTTTCATTCACTTTCTCATTTTTCCGCGTCCTCTCTTCTGAAAGATTTCTAGGGATAGACGGCCCTGCAAAATACTGCATACCATGTAGCTTGATTAACCCATCAAGTGTATCTTTTCTGGAAGCGATAGCATCGAATGCCGATTTAGCCATGCCGTACCTATACTGTGCTTCAACTACTTCCTCCGCGGCTTTCTTGTAAGAATCTTGCAGGATGATTGTATCTGCTACAAGATTCTCGGTTATCTTGCCCAAACCAAATGCATCAGGATCTGCTCGGATCTCCTTACTTAGTTCAGCCTTAACAGCGTCAAGCTGTTCCTTCATATAGTCAAGTTCCTTCCTAGCTTCACTTACCACATCTCCGTATTTCTTCATCAGGATCGGCTGTTCAAGCAATTCTACATCAAGGGCAGTTTCGTCAATGTTTACATCAAGATTGTACTCCATTATAATTCTCCTTTCTTAGTTTATTTTCGTTGCTACACTATATAATACAACCTGCTTTTATCCTATTTAGATCAATTTTCTCCGCAAACAATAGAAAAACATGCAAACGTAAGTCCTGGAAATCCTGTATTGTAGAACGGTTCTATGAACTGTTCCATAACTAGCCCTGCTTGCATGTTCTCTCCCTTAAGGAGAATCGTATTGCAGTAGCTAAGAACCAGCCTGCGAATTGATTCAGGATCTTGGTCTTTCAACTTAGTAAGAATTCCTGCCACTTTCTTCCAAGGTGCTTTTTGCATAAGAACACGGCATAATTCAATAGCATCTGATTGTACCTCAGCCGCTCTTTTCGCAACTTCTATCCGCATTTCAGCAGGCACACCAAGCACCTGATCCAATATCTGCAACGCATTTCTTGGATGACCCTGACTATCCATGATAATCTGTTCATACACTTCTTTAGTCAATTTCTGCCCTTCTGCTTTTACAACAGAACGAAGCAAGGTCATCATTTCTGAATCTGTTAACTGTTTCACCTGATACTGTGAACATCTTCCTTTTATCGTAGCAAGCAATTTCTGTGGGTCTGTCGTAGCCAGTACATAATAAACATGCGAAGGTGTATCTTCCAACGCTTTTAGTAGTGCGGACTGGGCATCATTGGTTAGTCGATGAACTTCATCAAGTAACCACACTCTAGATTTACCTGATAAAGGCTTGTATTGCGATTGCCTGCGTATTTCCCTTACAGTATCAATGCCTCGAAAATCAGCACTATCCATTTCCTTAAAATCATCTTCTGAACAACCAAGTTCCGTAGCGATGATTCTACCAAGAGTAGTCTTACCGCAACCGGTAGGGCCGTGCAGAAGATATGCATGAGGATGATCTTCTTTCGTAAGATCTGATTTGAGTGCCGCTACCACTTCTACATTCCCTACAACCTCGTCAAAAGTAGCTGGACGATATTTATGATAAAGGGACATAGTAATTACTCCCTAAACGGAATACACATTTGTCCTTTTGCAGGCGCACCAGATAGAGATACATTCGTACCCATTCCGAGTACCTGTTTCATATCATCCACAGCACATTCCTCGATCATTCCCACAATTTCTCCATCACGAACTCTAACCAGAAGATAATTAAACCCAATCTCGCTGAACTTACTAGGATACGCCACTATTGTGAATTTCATAATTTACCCTCCTTCTCAATGCATTCAGTACACCTGACAGGTTTTCTGTTATGGCAGAACAACCTGATCCCATACATCAGACAACCGTAGCATGTGTCCATATAATCATACGTAGTTGTGTCAAGGTACTCACATGATTTACAATACTTGTTCTTAGGCTTTGCTACTTTTATAATTGCCAATCCTACTCCTCCTTATTTGAAATGATAATCTCCCTTCTCATTCCAAGAACAATCAACAGGACACACTTCTGCTTCTACTTCCAATGGTACATTTATCCAGCTCCAGTGCTTAGGTAGATCTTCACAAGTAATCCTATGAACAGTAGACGCAACCATATCTAATTCGTCAGGATGCACATCCAACACCATTGCGTCATGTATCTGTCCGATTAATCTGGATTTCCAGTTCTGTTCTCTGGATATCTTGTCAACCTGAATGAACGACCATAACAGACAATGAAATGCACTTCCCTGAATAGGAATATTTATGCATTCATTCCTACGCATGATACCAGAACATCTGAATCCTGTGTACATGCTCACATACCCGTTTTTTTGATACCCTTCCCACCACTTGTCTTTCCAACGATTATACACTTTGAATCGCCTATTCCAAAAATCATCTTCGATCTTTTTGATATGCTCCGTAAACTTATCGAAGGAATCTAGCTTGTTTGCAATCAAATGGTCGGAAATATGACCTCCGTCATGCTCAATGCCTTCACCTTTATTCCATTTGCCTTTAGATAATCCGCACCATTTACAAGCAATATTTTCGGCGCAGTTTACATAATAGTCACCATAGAACTGCGGAAATACAAATCCGTTTTTTGCCGCTTGCCTCATCATTTTATGCGATGGTATGCTCTTGTCTAACTTATCAAGTATAAATATCTGACAAGCCATATCACCGTGCATATCCGATGAAGGATCTTCAATGTACTTTCTCATAACAGGGTCATGATGGTAACACTCGCTGATCCGTACTTCCACTCCTGAATAGTCTATTTCAAGTAGCTGGTGACCTGGCTTAGGGAATATCGCTTTGCGAGTAATCTCCATAGCCTCTTTATCTCGCTTTGGAATATTTTGGAAGTTAGGCCGCTCCGAACTGGACCGATGTGTCTTTACTGTATGCAAATTAAAGAACGGGTGCATATACCCATTTACCTGTTCTCTTATGAAAGCATCCAGATACGTATCTCGCACCTTTTTCAATTTGCGCATTTCCAAAATCCACTTTATCTCAGGTATATCAATCTGGGAAAGTGCTTCATCATCTGTTGCACCTTTGCCAGATGCTGTGAATTTCGTAGGAGTTATTTTTCGCACATTATACAAAAGATGTGCTAATTGCCAATTAGAATCAGGATTAGCCTTAGCACCGTACACTTTTTGCCAGTGTATATAGAATTTAGTTCCACGAAGTTTCTTATCTAGCCTTTCTATTTTCTTGGTAAGATACTCCTTTTTCTTTAAGCAGTAATCAACGTCGATCCT